AGACCTAACACAGGTAAGACATCCTTTCACGCCTCCCTGATTGCAGGGCCAGACGGGTTCGCGCATCAGGGTGCTAAGTGTATCGTCTTGTGTAATGAAGAGAGCTACGAGCGTGTAGGTGCTAGGTATCTTAGTGCCGCTACTAACATGACGATGGATGAGGTACACAGTAACGTAAGCCTAGCAGCGGAAAGGTACGATACAGTAAAACAAAATGTCAGGATCAAAGACAGCACTAACAAAAACCTTTCTTGGGTAGAGGCGGTAGTAAAGCACGAGAAACCAGACATTGTTATTCTAGATATGGGCGATAAGTTCTCTAGTAAGACGTCTGACAAGACAGATGTATACTTGAAGGATGCTTCTATCTATGCACGTAATATTGCAAAGCAGTACAAGTGTGCTGTAGTCTGGATGTCTCAGCTATCTGCAGCAGCAGAGGGTAAGGTGTTCTTAGATCAATCAATGATGGAAGGCAGTAAGACAGGTAAGGCAGCTGAGTCTGACTTGATGGTACTCATCTCTAAGAACCCACAGGTAGAGGGTGCTGATGAACAAGACACGCAACGCCACCTGAACATCGCAAAGAACAAACTAAAGGGTGGCTGGCATGGTGTGCTGCATTGTGATCTTGATGGAGACAGAAGCCTATATACCTCTTGATATGTACAACAGAAGGAGCGATGAACTATGCACATGCACATGTTAGAGAACCGGGTCGTCGATCTGGAAGATAAAATTAAACAGATGGACAAGCGTCTTAAGGAACTTGACCTTATCATGAAGGAGATGCGATCATCCCTTAAGACGCATATCGAATGGCATCCGGGCAAAGGCAAATGAAGTTAGTTCTAGACGTCGAGAACACAACCACACAGCGAGGTGGTAAGAACCACATGGACCCCTTCGAGCAGGGGAACAAACTGGTTCAGGTAGGTATGCTTGATGTTCAGGATGCTAACAAAGAGACACACATCATAACGCTGGATCACCGGGACTCTAAAGATACAGACGCCACCGGCTCGGCATTCGTTCAAGCAATGCTCAACAAGACTAGCCTGCTCATAGGTCACAACTTGCAGCACGATCTAGCGTGGCTGTGGGCTTGTGGTTTTACGTACGATGGTAACATATATGATACCATGCTTGCTGAGTACCTATTGTTGCGGGGCCAGAAAGAGCCTCTATCCCTAGCAGCCTGTGCTGAGAGGCGCAGGTTGTCTGTACAGAAAGATGATACGCTGAAGCGTTACTTCAAGGAAGGATACAATACAGATGAAATACCCCTACAAGAGTTGTGCCACTATCTTCGTGCTGACCTGCGCACTACTGGCGAGTTGTACCTCAGCATCGAACGAGACTTTGCCGACAGTGCAAGTGCTTCCCTTGAAGCCGTTAAAGCAAGTACCTTTACCGCAACCAAAACCCTTACCCGAATGTACATGTCAGGCTTCGCCGTTGATAAGGACGAACTAGATAAAGTCGGAAGGGAGTTTGAGGAAGAGAAGGCTGCGCTTGAGGCTACGCTACAGAAAGAAGTGCGCAGTCTTATGGGCGACACGCCGATCAACCTCAACTCGCCTGAGCAGATGTCGCATGTTATCTTCTCACGTCGCGTAAAAGATAAGTCTACGTGGGAAGCGCAGTTCGATGGTGTTGATACAAAGAAAGAGTTCAAGGATGCAGTAGACGCGAACTCTATTCTGCTTAAGAAAACGCGATGCTTTACCTGCCCTACGTGTGACGGCGAAGGAAAGGTGTACAAGATAAAGAAAGACGGGACACGCTACGCTAAACCCAATAAGTGCAAGGACTGTCTGGCCCGTGGGTATCAGCTGGAGGAGTTAAGCGAACGGGCAGGTTTAGGTTTTGCTGCGCCGTCTGCCGCTTGGGTAACTGCAAATGGTTTTGGTACAGGTAAAGATAGGCTGGATTCCCTGATCGCCACAGCCCGCACTAATAACATGGATACTGCTGTCTCGTTCCTGTCTAACTTGAAGAGGCTGTCAGCTGTGAGCAGCTACTTGTCTAGCTTTGTTGATGGCATCAGGGTGTTTACTAAAACGGACGGCTTCCTGCATGTAGGTCTTACGCAGCACATCACGGCAACAGGGCGCTTCTCAGGTCGCAACCCCAACATGCAGAACATGCCACGGGGTAATACGTTTCCTGTGAAGCGTGTCTTTGTGTCTCGTTGGGAAGGCGGTCAGGTCTTGGAGGCTGACTTTGCACAGCTAGAGTTTCGTGTTGCTGCATTCTTAGCGCAGGACAAGGTTGCAATGAAGGAGATTGAAACAGGCTTCGACGTACACAGTTACACTGCTAATGTTATCTCCGATGCAGGTCAGGCGACGAACAGGCAGGAGGCTAAGGCACATACGTTTGCACCTCTGTTTGGGGCTACAGGATACGGAAGATCCAGAGCAGAAGCCGCCTACTACACGCACTTTGTCGAGAAGTATAAGGGTATTGCAGCATGGCATAACGAACTAGCCAGCGAGGCATTGCGTTTCAATAAGGTGACCAACGTAAGCGGTAGGCAGTATGCTTTCCCGCATGTTATGCGTAGAGCAAACGGTACGCCTAGCCATTTCACGCAGATCAAGAACTATCCTGTTCAAGGTTTCGCTACAGGTGACATCGTACCTGTTGTTCTTACAGAGTTTGAGAAGCGTATTGCAGGGATGCAATCCTGTCTGGTCAACACAGTGCATGACTCATTGGTCGCTGATGTTCATCCTGATGAGACGCAGGGCGTAATACAAGTGGTGGAGAACCTAAATGGAAACTTGAATAACATCATACAAGAAGCTTACGGGGTAGAGATGAATGTACCTCTACTTTTAGAAGCTAAGATAGGGCCTAATTGGCTTGACACAAAAGACGTTTAGGAATATAACTAAGCCTCTTTATCTACCGCTCAGAAAGGAACTTACATGAGCACAGAAGTAACACTAAGCGATCTGGGTATCGCTGATATTGTAGATTTTATGGGCATTGATTCAGCGCCTAGTGAACGAGTAAGTCTCGCTCGGCTGAAGATGTCGCAGACCGCTATTGAAAAAGAGATCGTCATTGATGGCGATGCGCTACGAAAACCTGTGATCAAAGCAGGTTCGTATAAACTTACTATCGACAAGAATACACCGGATGTCTTTAGTGAGACTGTAACCTTCCGGCCTTTTGCGTTTCGCTGGCAGTATACCGTCTGGGATAATGACAAGCGTGTCTCTCAGAAAACTGTTCTCTCTACTAAGCTGGGTCAAGATCTGAAAGATACTACAGGTGGTTTTAATCTAGGCCGACCCAGTGGCTACATCGAAGATATGTCTGCCTTGCCTAAGTCTGTTCGGGATAAGATCTCAAGTGTTCGACGTGTCTATGTAAACTATGGCTTAGCTACTCTCGACAATCCTACTGACGCGGAAGGTAATGCGCTTTCAAAGGAAGAGTACACGGACATCCCTGTAGTCTTCGATATGACTAACAGTAGGAGCATCAAAGAGATCAAGACTGCGGCCACATCCCTTGCCTCTCGTAATATTCCCCCGATCTGTAATACGTTTTATTTCTCACATAAGAAAGAGAAACTGGGAGACTCAGGGGAATCTTACTTCAGGCCGGTTGTCGCTATCGGAGAACGTGTTGATTTGTCTGAGAAGGACAAGCCTACGGCGGAACTCTTCAAGGACATCATCGAAGGGACTAACCGCTGGGTGATGAGTGAGTACGAGAAGAACAATCCTTCAAGTAGCGAGGACTTTATGTCTGACCGAGATAAGGAACTTGTCAACAGTATCGTAGAAGTTGAGGAGCTAGAATAGTTATGGAGACGCAGCACCCAGCAGAACTTTCTGTGCTGCTTTATCTGCAGAAGGCTATGGCGGGTGAAGCAACTATGACGGAGGAGGTGACTGATAAGGTCGCCTCCGACATCAAGAAGGCCATGATGAAGCAGTTCGGCTCTGGTAGGCGTGATGCCTTCCGTCTAAGGATGTCTAACATTGGCAAGCCAACCTGCCAGCTGTGGTTTGAAAAGAACCAGCCAGACAATAAGGAGGCACTGCCGCCCTACTTCCTGATGAACATGATCTTGGGTGACATAGTTGAGGCTGTGTTTAAAGGCCTGCTTACTGCAGCGGGGGTCACGTTTGAAGATAACGCTACAGTTACCTTGCAACTCCCCGATGGACAGGAGGTCAAAGGTGAGTACGACATGGAATTAGACGGCAGGATCGATGACGTAAAGTCTGCGTCACCGTGGTCGTATAACAACAAGTTTACATCAGTAGATGTTCTCAAAGAGCATGACAGTTTTGGGTATGTAGCACAGCTGGTAGGCTACGCTGTAGCTGCAAACAAATCTGTTGGCGGATGGTGGGCTGTCAATAAAGCGAATGGGCAGTTCAAGTACGTAGATGCGTCTACCGTAGACGTAGAAGATGTTATGAGTAGCATACAGGATACGGCTAACTACCTAGACAGTGATGCGCCTTTCGAAAGGTGTTTCGATCCTGTGCCTGAGACGTTTAGCAGAAAGACTACTGGTAATATGGTGCTACCTATTGACTGTAAGTTTTGCTCTTTCAAGAAGGACTGCCACCCTACTCTGAAGACTATGCCTAATAGGTCAAGCAAAGCTAAGGCACCCCCAGAAGTAGACTATGTGTACATAGGTGATAACAAAGATGCCAACTACTAAGAGGCGACACAACGTCCGTAGGTATCGCAGCGGCTTGGAGAAACAGGTCGCTGCATACTTAAAAGAAAAACAGAAGAAGGTTGAGTACGAAGCCCTACGAATAAAGTGGCGAGATCTGCGGTATCGTACATACACGCCAGACTTCGAATTGGATAACGGTATTATCGTAGAGACAAAGGGTATCTTCGATAGCGAAGACAGGCGCAAACATCTAGAGATACAGAAGCAACATCCAGAGTTAGATATCCGCTTCGTGTTTAGTAATGCCAATGCCCGCTTGTACAAGGGCGCAAAGAGCCGGTACTTTGAGTGGTGCGATAAGCATAACTTTCAGTGGTCTCACAAAGTCTTACCTGAAGGGTGGCTCGCAGAAACAGGCAAGCGAACAAAAAGTAAAACCTTTCTTATTGAAGAGGAATTGTAGAATGGATGTAGAAAACCACACTGTCTCAGTTAGTATGTCTGCTGTGTACGATGAGGAAGGCATGTTTCAAGGCATAGATACTTTCTTAGAGACATCTGTATTTAATGAGGGAGATGTAGATTCAAACGTAACTTGGGAACTACTACATCATGCCTGTATGCTTCTTGCTTCAGTGCAGCTAGGCCAAGAAGACAGAGGTCTTGCAGAAGCCTTGTCTACTAGAGCAGACAGATTACTTGAAGGCCTCCTATCTGTGAGACTTCAAGAAGACGCAGAGAAGAGTGAAGCTATTCTAGATGAATTTACGGTTACAAAAGGCAGTGCCTGACATGAAAAAGTTTAGTGTCACACTTCTACTAGAAGTAGAAGAGCCTAACAGCTTACTATCTTCTCATATGGATTCGCATACAGAAGATGTGTTTGACTTTGTGCAGGATGTCTTTTACGATAATGAAGACGTGAATGTAAAAAACCTACTAGTAAAGGAGCGGTTCAATGCTTGATTGGAAACAGTACAGTGAATGGGTAGAAGGTAAAGTTGTCTTGGAAGGACAGGATCGTTTTGTAGAAAACATTCTTGGCCTTTGTGGTGAGGCAGGGGAGGTTGCTGAAAAAGCAAAGAAGCAATTCCGTGATCACAACCGTGTAACAACAGAGGCTATTCAATTAGAGTTAGGCGATGTGCTATTCTACGTTACAGCAGTGGCTAATATGTATGGGTCTAACCTCGAAGAGATTGCAAGAATGAACCTCAAAAAGCTTAATGATCGTGCAGAACGTGGTGTCATTAGAGGAGAGGGTGACAACCGATGAATAACTATTTACCAACTGACTACCAGTCTTTCATTCACACGTCGCGATATGCGCGTTGGCTTGATGAGGAGGGGCGTCGAGAAAGCTGGGGGGAAACTGCCCAGCGATACATTGACAATATTGTAAAACCGCATAATGAGGTTCCTACAGATATCATCCATGAGATTGCACAGGCGATCCTCAGTTTAGAAGTCATGCCATCTATGCGGGCCTTGATGACGGCAGGGCCTGCGTTTGCGCGGGACAACGTAGCAGGATACAACTGCTCGTACCTGCCAGTAGACGATCCCAAGTCTTTCGACGAAGCAATGTTCATCCTGCTGTGCGGCACAGGCGTCGGCTTCTCCGTCGAGCGGCAGTTCATTTCGAAGCTGCCGGAAGTCCCTGAGTTGTTTGATAGCGAGACGACAGTCGTTGTGAAAGACAGCAAGGAAGGCTGGGCTAAAGCATTCCGGCAAGTGCTCGCCCTGCTGTGGTCAGGTGAGATCCCCAAGTGGGATACGTCGCGTGTACGCCCATCAGGTGCACGTCTTAAGACATTCGGGGGCCGTGCCTCTGGTCCTGCACCTCTGATCAACCTGTTCAACTTTGCTGTTGGTACATTCAAAGAAGCACAGGGTCGTAAGATGTCGTCTGTTGAGTGCCATGATCTAATGTGTAAGATCGGCGAAGTCGTTGTCGTCGGCGGTGTGCGTAGGTCTGCAATGATCTCCCTGTCTAACCTGTCTGATGATCGAATGCGTCACGCTAAGTCAGGCGCATGGTGGGAGAACAACGGACAGCGAGCACTGGCTAACAACTCCGTCTCCTATACTGAGAAGCCTGATAGCACATCGTTCCTGCGTGAGTGGACTTCGCTTGTGGAGTCAGGCTCAGGGGAGCGGGGCATCTTCAATAGAGAAGCAGCACGTAAGCAGGCTGAGAAGTTTGGGCGTCGGGATGGAGGCTACGAGTTTGGAACGAATCCTTGCAGTGAAATCATTCTTCGTCCGTATCAGTTCTGTAATCTTACGGAAGTTGTGGTCCGGGCTACAGATGATATCGACTCCCTCGAACGAAAAGTCAGGCTGGCAACAATACTGGGAACACTTCAATCTACCTATACGAAGTTCCCGTACCTCCGCAAAGTCTGGCAAAAGAACACGGAAGAAGAGAGGCTTCTAGGTGTCAGTCTCACTGGCATCATGGACAACCCTCTTATGACTGTAAAGAACGCAGGATTGGAGAAGACCCTTGGACATCTTCGTGAAGTTGCTGTATCAGTTAATGCTGAATGGAGTGCTAGACTTGGAATTCCTGCTTCAGCCGCTATCACTTGTGTTAAACCTTCTGGCACTGTATCTCAGCTTGTAGATTCAGCCAGCGGTATTCATGCAAGACACAGCCCGTACTACATTCGGACAGTCAGGGGCGACGTCAAAGATCCATTGACGCAGTTCATGATGGACCAGAACGTCCCGTCAGAGCCTTGCGTAATGAAGCCCGACACTACAGTTGTGTTCAGCTTCCCTGTCAAAGCGCCTGACAATGCAGTAGTTACGCATGATATGTCCGCAGTAGAGCAGCTGGAAACATGGCTTGTTTATCAGCGTCACTGGTGTGAACATAAGCCGTCTGTCACTATCAATGTACGTAAGGATGAGTGGGTTGAGGTGGGTGCATTTGTGTATAAGCACTTTGACGAGATGTCTGGCGTATCCTTCCTGCCTTACAGTGAGCACACGTATCAGCAGGCACCCTATCAGGAGGTCGATAAAGCTGTATACGAAGAGCGTAAGTCCACCATGCCAGCATCTATCGACTGGTCTAAGCTATCTTCGTATGAGGTAGAAGACAACACAGCAGGCTCTCAGACGCTAGCGTGTTCAGGCGATAGCTGTGAGATAGTGGATCTTGTGTAGATGTATGTACTTGTGACACGAGATGATTGCTCTTACTGCAACTTAGCTAAGAGCTTGTTCCGCGAGAAAGCCCTGCCTTTTACAGCATACAATCTGAGTAGCCCTTCCTCTAAGTGGGTAGGGCATCTTATGCTAGAGGCAGGGCTTTCTTCCGTACCTCAAGTGTTCGCCCCCGATGGTAGTCGTATCGGGGGTTACACTGAGTTGAAACAATACGTAGATAATAAGAGGTACTAATCCCGCTATGCAGCTAGATTTGTTTGAGACACCCCTTAAGTATAATGAGGGTGAGAGTTTTCATACATGTAGGCGGTGTAAGAGGGAGCTACCAATAAGCTCCTTTAGGGTGCGCTCTGATTCTGGCAGGAATGGCTATCGTGTAAAGTCTTGCAAGACATGTGAGCAGAAGGAGAATCAGGAGCTTACAGAGTTACATAAAAAAGCCCCTCCAGTCCCCGACTCCTGTGAATGCTGCGGCAAGGCTACAAAAAGCCACTTCATGAGATTAGATCACTGTCATGACACCCTTAAGATAAGAGGCTGGTTATGTAATACTTGTAACGGTGGGATTGCCTTTTTAGGGGATTCTATTGAGGGCGTAGAGCAAGCTCTGCACTACTTAAGGAAACACGATGAACGATCTTGAACCACCTAAGAAGCAGACACGTACCCGGCGTAAGACTAACTACAAGAATGCGTCTCTGAAGAAGACGTCAGCCTTTGTTCCTCGCACAGAATCCCAACGAAAACTGTGGGACTTTATGAAGGCTAGCTGTCAGGTACTGGTGCTTGGCCCTGCAGGTACAGGTAAGACGTATGTAACTGCTACATATGCGTCAGATCTTTATACTACTAAACAGATCGACAAGATCGTAATCACTCGCCCTCACGTATCTGTAGGGAGGGACATAGGATTTCTACCCGGTACACTTGAGGAGAAGACGTATCCGTGGGCGTTGCCTGTGCTGGACGTCCTAGTGCGCCACATGGGACGAGGTTCTGTAGATACCGGCATAAAGAATGGCAACATCGAGATGGCACCCCTTGCACTGATGCGGGGGCGTAGCTTTGAGAATGCCTTCGTGATCGTAGACGAGACGCAGAACATCACAACGCATGAGTTGAAGATGCTGCTCACCCGTGTAGGTGAAGGCAGTAAGATTGTATTGAACGGGGATGTACAACAGTCAGATCTTAAGGAGGCAGACGGCCTGTCTAAGATCATTCACCTAGCTAAGAAACATATGCTGGATGTACCGATTGTTGAGTTCGGTATTGAAGACATTGTGCGCAGCGACATTTGCGCAGAGTGGGTTAAAGTATTTGTTAAAGAAGGTATCTAGAGTATGAACCACCTAGAAAAAGAAGCACAAGAACATGTCACTCGCAAGCGTAAGGCGTTTGTACGTACACTAGGCGGGAAGATCAACGAAGTAGAGAGCCTCATCAAGGGTAATGTGTGGGATTGCAGAGAAGTAGAGCTAGCCAGAGACCATCTGACTAGCAGCTTTCTGTGGTTGCGAGAAGCAGTAGAGAAGTATGGCGTTAAGTGATTACGGTTTTAAGTAATCAATCAGGCTCTCGTAAAGCCGGAGTTCTCTCTCACTATAATCTCGTATGTCTGCATCAATTTCATATTCCTCCCGCATCATTTGTTTGGCTTGATAGCGCACGTTCTTGTCTCCTTTGTTGATTAACTTCTTTCGAGCAGCCATCAACGATGTTGTTTCATCACCTGATACGAGCAGGTACTTACGTAGGCCAGAGCGTAATGCGTTCTTTGTGTCGGTTAACAGCTGACGACGTCGGGCTACATTGCCTTTCTTAAACTCTTCTGACTGAATGAGCCTCATCATTGAGTCCTCAAACGCAGGTGCGATGGCCTCGTTAAAGATCTTGTCGTATGCAGGTATGGCACTCCTCTCGTTTGCAGTCCAAGGGTGCATCTCTGCCATAGAATAGGCCTTCTCTGTAGAAGTCCTGTTAGGCTTTAGCTTGATCCCCATAACGCTAAGTAGAGGAGAAGGGTCTTGTATCTTGCCTTCACGGGTAGCTACTCGAAGCTCTTCTCCGGTAACACCCTCTAGCTTATCGGTAAAGATTTCGATCAGGTTGTCCACGTATCGCGTAGCCTGAATAGTGCCAGCTTGTAGGCCCTCTGCCTGTCGGGGATCTTTCGCTACGTCGGAGCCTGCAATAAGACCCGTCATTCTGTTGATCGCATCTAGCGGACGGGTAAAGCCAGCAAGAATACTACCACCCTGTTTAGCAAAAGCACTGCCGATAAGAGATACTCCTAGTTGACGATCCTCGTTAAAGGCAACATCCATGATATTATATATGTCATTAGCAAACTGCACATCTGATGCGAACTGACCTACAGCAGTCTGTGCGGCAAAGTCTTTAACGAGTTCGCGGGGGACCATCTCCCCTTCTCGATTAAGGTCAATAATTCTACCGGCAGTTAGCCATAGGGAAAACGGAAACGTGTTACGCGCATCCAGAATCTGCCCGTTACCCAAGTCTACGTCAAACGTACCCATGCCTTTTTCGCGCTGCTCTTTACTGAAGTCCGCTGCTAGGGCTAAGGCGGTAGTGCCTACTGCAGCACGAGCAAATGCTTCTGATATATTTTCAGGTTGCTTTGAGCCGCGTCCTTTTTTGTACAAGGATGACATAACACTAAGAGCGCCTGCAGGAGACCACTGGTACGTTGTTGCAATCACGTTGTTCATGAAGCGGCCAAACGGCAGGATAGTACCGACAAGCGGGAGGCTAGAAAAGTTCTCAACCCCCTTTGCAAGACCGCCTAAAAGTTGATCATCTGTTGTGTAGTCTTTAGAAAAGACAGACCTCAGCGTAGTGTCAACAGCACGTCCGATAACATCGTTATCAACGCTGCCTACAGCCCCCTCTTTGAAAGTCTCTTGCAACGTCTTTCCGGTTTTTATACGGATATGCTTATCAAGCTCCGTCATAAACATCTGAGACTTAGTAAAGGTATCCTGAGCACGAACACCTGTAAGCATGGACGCTGCATCTGTAGTCCTCTCGACAAGTAAGTACGCCGGATCTTCAGGATCAATACCAAACCTCTTACCACTACGTTCAATGCCGCCTGTCAGGGTTTCAAAAAGTATCTTCTTGACATCCTTATTCTGCTCAAGGAACGCCATGTAGGCATCTTTAGTCGTGTAGGGGTCCATCAGGTTACGCATTCGCTGCCCTGTGATTCCTGCGTACACTTTAGCAGCCCTAAAGTTCTGCTCTGCAGCTGCCTTGTTGCCGACTGAGCCGTAGCCCAGCGCAGCTAGATAGTGTACAGGAGAAGCAAACAGATCAGCAAGAGACTGGCCCATGCCGTACTGCGCTGCACCGATTATGTTAATCGCTGAAGTAGCAGGGGACGACACGAGCATACGCTTCCAGACGTTTTGTCCGTATTCAAAAACTCTGGCCCTCTTCATGTTCTCGGCAATCGCTTCCTTCTCATTAATTGTAGTGATGCTACCGTTAATCACACGATCCCCATACACAGTTGCTGCATCCAGATATTTTCTGAACTGAGATGCTACCTGAAGAACTTGACCGCCTCGGCTTAACTCTTTCGCAAACAAATCCTCAATGCTTGTAGCAACCTGTGTTGTATCACCCAATGTAATACCCAAGCCCTTGATGTTTTCGTTTATCTGCTTGAGCTGATCTTTCGGAAGCATCTGCATCAAGTTTGTGAAGAAGTCAGAGATACGCATATCCTTTGGCACAGCTACGCCGTCGTCAATTAGTATCTTGACTAACCCGCTTTTTCCGTCGCCATCTTTGCCAAGCAAAACTTCCCTAATAATTTCTACGGGAGTTTCGAACCCACTGTAGCGCCCCTTACCAGCATCAACCTTATCCTTCCAGCTGCGGGACACTTCCAGTATCTTACTCCCAGCTGTCTTCGCCTGTTTAGGTGTGAACTTGAAGTCCGCAGCTGCCTTTTGCGCTTCCTGCTTTCTAGACACCTCACGTAGAAGCGTATCCATTTCTTCTAGGTTGCCGTCACGACGGGCTTTGATACGAGCCTGATCACGAATATCTTTAAGCCCAGACTCGCCAACTAGCTTTCTCGCCCCACTAGGCGCTACGAAGGCTCCAATCCCACTAACGCCGCCTAAGAGAGAGCTAAAACCTGTCTGTAGTGTGCTGTACGTCTCCTGCGCCCCAGCATCAATGAGCGTGTTCTGTAGCGTAGCATCCTGAAGTACCGCAAATACAGAGTCTATACCAGCAGTAGCTAGGATGGCGTTGGTGCGTCGCTTATTAAGGATAGGCTGCACAGCTTCACGACTAAGTGCTCGCTTACGGGCCTGCATGAAGAGAGCGTATTCCCTCTCCGCAGCTGCGTAAGCCATCTGCTTTTGTTTCTTGTTGAGGCGGACCCCCTGTGAAGCAGCCCTCGTGAGTACATCTTTGTAGACATTGCCAGCTGCTCGTTTAGCCTCACCCTTTAAGGCAGTATTTGCGCCTACGTCTTTAATAGCAGTCCGTACTGCAGCCTTAACAGCTGCCTTACCTGCTTGCTGACCACCGAGAAGACCTGCTTTAGCCATACCACCGGTAAGGATACCTGCGTAGTTCGATGGATCAGTGGCTGCTGAGTAGATGTAATCACCTATACCGTCGAAGATCTCACCTGCATCACCTGTAAACAGGTTGCCCAGATTGTCGTACAGCTTGTAAGCCTGCGCTGCTCGTGCTTTTGTCTGCTCATCTGCATTGGCAATAAAGCGGGCTTCCCCTGCAGTAGACACGATGTTAGAGTTGAAGTAGCGCATCTGGTTTACGAAAGCATCTACGACCTCTTCGTCACTACGCCCTTGACCCACCTTAAAGTCAACGCCCATGCGATCTACCATGTAGGCACGGATATCCCTAGCGTTCTGCCCTTTCTTCAAGTCAGAAATGCTAAAGCGCGAGTCGGGTACGGCATCCTCAACAGCAGGCCGCTGAGGTTTTGCTGGGCCTTTCTTTTCTTCAGGAGTAGGAAGATATTTAGCGAGGGTATCTTCTTCGTCTTGCTGTTCTAAGTTGAAGGCAGCAGGTGTGTTATCCTCATCAGGGGCCGTGAGATATTTTGCGAGGGTATCTTCTTCTTCCATGATTATTCCTGCTCGTTATTTGTTCGTACTTTAAAGAACTTGAGAAGCTCCTCTTCCTCAAAGTAAGGATCTCTTTTGCCCACACTCATTGGATCACCATACTCTTCCATAGGAGTTCCCGTATATTCAGAGATCATATTGCGATTAGTGGCTCCTGAAATAAGTGCTTCATCCGGGATCTGAGCAAGTATAGATCCTTTGATCACGCGGCTTTCGCGGAACCCCCGTCTTTTAGGGCCTCCGGGCATACGAATTACGTACAGCTTGTCTGGGTTGTTTTTTGCGTCTTCCTTAAAGAGCAGCTGCTGCGTTCTTTCCTTTATCTGTTCCTCGCTTGGAGCACCGCCGTCAGCGCTTACGGCCTCAGTAATTCGAAACGCACCTTCCGGTCCGGGATACCCTAATGCGGATCTTTGTTTAGAGCTAAGTTTACGTACAACATTCTCGTTTATCAATCCGGGTTTGATATCGCCTGACTCTAGTGCAGCCGTAATTTCTTCAGGCGACATGGTCAGCACTGGCGCAGCTAGCGGGAGAACCTTAATAGCATCCGGGTCTACGTAGGCCGGTCCCGCAAGATCCTCGCGCAGTTCTTGATTCAGGTTTCTTTCGGCAAATCTCTGAAACGCATCGCTGGCTTCCATTCCGGTTAGACGATTTCCTGCTTCACCCTCAACTTCAAAAGATTCAACCTTACCTTCCTCATCTACGCCGACTATAAAAATCTTACCCTCCTCGACTTCATCTAATGCGAACCTGTAAGTGTTACCATCTTGAGTTATTTCGCCGCCCGCACCGGTAACCAGTTCTTCTATTTCAGCGCCACTAATAGGTGTCCGCGCTGACTCTGGTGCAGCAGCAGCAGTTGGCTCAGCATCTACCGCCTGTGTTACAGCATCTGCCGCCTGTCTCTCATCATCTGCGCGTTGAAGGAAGCTAGTAGAATAGCCCGGTACGTAGTTATTAATCACACTACTCATTACGTCTACGTAGGAGCCTGCCTCAAAAAACTTGGCTTTTGTTCCTACGTACAGGTCTAGTGCCTCTCTTCGCTTATTTTCAACAATAGCACGAGCTTCTTTTAATTCTTCTGGAGAGACCATTGAAACTTGAGAATTTAGAACAGCATCTTCGTGTACCTTTATTTTACTTACCGCTTTTGTGTAGGAATCATCAGCCATGAAGGAGGTTTCTGCTTTTGTCATGTACCTTCTTAGCTCGTTAAGTTCAGAGCCATAGTCATCAGGATTGAAGAACTTAGGTGCCTGAAAAGAGAAGAAAGTACCCGCAGTTGTAGGGTCGTAAGGCCGTACACTAGAATACGTAGCCAAGTCGTATACGCTCAGACCGTCGCCCGCCGATTCCGCCCTAAGCCTCTCATCTACCGACTGTGTAGTAGGACCGAAAAGACCGCGAACAAATCCAGAGATACCTGTATCAGAAGGTTCTGCAGGCATTTCAGGAGGTCTCTGTACTCCATAAATATCAGTCAGTAGTTTATTCACTGCAGCTGGATTAGCGTTAGTCACCTCAGCATTGTCAGCAGTGTAATTCATCATACCTGCCAATTCATCAGATGTAGGGTTTCTCCCATACGCACTTTTAGTAGCCTGCACTGCGTTTTCAACATTCCTTTGTAGCTTGAAAATGCCCGTAACAGGATCTGATTTTAAGGCTGCTCGCATGGCCGATTCGCTTACGCCAACCTCCCGTAGCTGTGCTGCAACGCGCTGTGCACTTTGATAGATCTGCTTCTCTTTTTCAACAGTAGGTCGATTGCGCTCCCCTAGCAGTCGCTGGCGCGTTTCGTACTCTTCTGCTTTTTCGGTCTTTCTGTCGATCCCCTCACCAACGGATTCAAGAAAGCCCGTTGCAAACGATTGCCAATCCGCCATTACAAATTCTCCTTACGCGACATAAGCCCGTTACCTGATGGCTCTTCTTCTGCAGCAACTTCATCCTCGTCAATCAAAGGATTATTCTGCGGCGCTTCTTCCATAGCAGCTTCGATATCCTGCAAGAGAGCCACACCTGTATCATCCTCTGATGCATCGCTAGCAAGAGCGTCTTCCACAGCCTGTTGAATGAGCAGTGAAACCCTCTGCTTCTCGCGTTCTGCACTCTCGGCAGCAGCATCAGTCGCAGTCTCTTTTGCTTCAATGCCGTAGTCCAGAAGCACTGACTTAACAAATGTGCCTAGCATTGGGGCTGCGAGCATACCCGTCTCTACAGTATGCAAACCTTTCATGGCACCGGACATAACAAGCGTCTTACAAAAAGATTGCAAGTCCATGCCTACTTGGAATAGGACTACGATATCGTCAATCGTCTCTTCTTCGACGACCTTCTTCATGTAGTAGGATAGTGTTTCCTCTACAGTGTCGTATTCTGCAGGCCGCTCATAGGGTGCGTTACGTGGTAGTTCCGTAAGAGACTGCCCCGGAATAGGCGCTTCTAACATGTTCATTTTTGTATAACCTTACTTTTTCGTGAAGCCTGCACCGAAGTACAGACCTACAATAGCAGACACTAGGTGTGTATCGAGGGGTGTGATAACGAAGCCTTGCGCATACACCCACTTAATGCTTTCGGCAGGACCAAACAACCAGTTGAAGAAACCGCCAGTCATCTCAGTATAGCCTACGTATACGGGTACTTCAGGATACCATACAGCTACAGCTTTAGGCAAGACTATTATCGCAAACACAGAAGAAAGAGCTATAATTCTACGTGTCCACGCAAAGTGTTTGTCTGTCTTGCCGTACTCGCGGGCTGCGTTAACTTGATCTGCTCTGAACTGGGAACGCTCAATGAGCATTTTGTTGGTAGCTTCACGAGACTGAATGCTCTGCCCCCAGATGGACATCACACCGCCTAGCAGAGTAGACGCCAGCATAGTGATTAACTCTAGGGGGAGACCAAACATAGTGTGCGTCCTTTAAGACATCAAGCCCCGTCTTGCTGGAGTAGGCGAAGTAAGAGGCGCGGCCCTAGAAGCAGAAAAGCCCTTCTGGGCGTCTTGGAGTATCACGCGAGTCTCCTCTACGCTATGTCTTGCTGCGTTGCCCGTAGTCGCAGCTGGGTTCGCATAGAAACTGTCACCCGGCACGAGATCCGTCTTAGGCCACGAACCGAATTCCCCCTTCTTCACTGCACGAGGGACAGGGATCGATGCAAATTCGCGAGCGAGAGATAGCATAGCATCATCTGCAGATACGCCCTCTTCTCCGCGCAGATACATTCCCACTTTCGGGCGTTTCTCCGTAACGAGATAAACGCCAATCTGATCCTGCACCTCTGGGCTGAACACTGTGTCTTCAGATAGACCCAAACCCTTCACTGCCATAGCAAGCGTATCTGGTATTGTTTGATACTTACCAACCGCGAAAAGACGTTCTTCGTTATTCGGATCAGAAATCTTCTGCAGCTCAGCAATCTCACCGATTGTCATTTCGCTAATCGACTTACCGCGTCGTGAAGCAGTCATCTCAGAGCCGATTATGTTCCCGCTGATCGTACCTCGATTTGCGCTGTCGTAGTCACCTTCGCCAGTACCGATAAAGTCGAGAAGTCTCTTACGTTTTACGTATGCAGGACCAGAGGGCTTAGAAGCGGGGGCAGCGTCTATCTCTGACTGAGAGTTGCTTATAAAAGAAAGACTGGCGCTCTCTTGATCCCCGTAGACCTCTTCAACTGTACCCAACCGAATGCGTACATTATCATCTTGTGATTTGAGTTCTTTCCCCATGTAGTCAGCAAGGTGATATAACCTATTAAAGATACTCATGTTATCTATAACACCCTGCTCTTCTTCTGTAAGAGTCTTGCCTTCTTGATATTTTTTGTAAATGTCTTTTTGCCGAGGTTCAAAGTCGTAGGTGTCTACGACAAAGACATCACCATCTTCAACAACGATATCCCCATTTCCAATAAAGCTAGCCATTCTGAGATCTGAGTCTGTGAAGCTATTGAGAACAGTTGAAGTGGGTGAAGCGGATGCTACAATATCTCGAATACTGTCAGAACCCCCATAACCAAAGTCTTTATAATTTAAGCCGTCTGCGCCTAATCCTTTTGATGCCACAATATTTTGCAAGTTTTTCATGTCGGAATCTGCAAGATCTCTCTCTGTAAATGTAGGAGCCTCCACAACCTTTTCGTCGCTGCCTAAGACAGCCTTAAAGGCAGATGCGAGTGTGCCTTTAACCAGATACTCTCCGAAGGCTCGCAGATTTACTGGAGTGTCTTTATAAAGGGTCGCCATCGCAGGAGCAACAAGCTCTGGAATAATAGGAACGTCTTTAGGGGCGTCGTCCTCTGGAGTATCGTTTTTAAACTGCGGTAGACGAACATACCCACTCGACTCATCGTCTTTTTCCATAAGACCGCGAGGCCGACGTTGAGGTGTAGGAGCCACAAAAGGTGCGCCACTAAGGGGCACCTGTAAAGACGAGGGACGCGACACGGGGACAGGCGACTGAAGTACGCCCTCAGTACCAATAGGCAACAGAGGTTGTGCTTCTACAATATCCATAGATTCTTTAAGCGACCTGCCTCTCTCAAATGCTGCATTGTAATCCACTACAAGTTCATCCAACACACTTTCCTTCGCTGCTTGCTTTTCGAGCGATTTATCAACCCTGTATGTATTTTTGAGCTTTTCCTTGTCTTCTTCATTCTCGTCAAAGAGCGAAACAAGATCTTTTGCAAAGCGTTCCACGAACGAGAAAGGATCATACGAGTCATCCATTTGCTCACCCATTGGTCCTGAAGTAGAAGACATATCTTTAGACATAATACCCGTATTACTAGAAGGGGTACTAACCTGATCCTCAATATCCCTAGCGAAAGGGTCGAACGAGAAGGTATCTTTGTTGCTCATTTATTCTCTACCTACTAATTAGAAAATCTTCTTTAAGACTACATCGCTGCTAAGAACCTTGCCTGCGATACTGCCTAAAGCACTAAACAGCCCCGAAGACTTGGCGGAGCTTCTGTTCTTCCGTGCAACCTCCGCAGCCGCCTCTAGCCGCATCACTTCGACAGCGATAGCTGTAGCCCTGTCCTCATCATTCTCCCCGCTATTAAAAGCAAAGTTCATGGTGTCTCGTGCGCTTTGCATAAATGCGTTATAGGCATTGGTTGTCAGAGCCGCGTCAGTTAAGAACCTGTCCCTGTTAGCCTGATTGATTGTGGCATTGTCTGTAGTAGCAATGTTCTGAAACCACGCCGCGTTAGCCTGCTCAATGATCAAAGCGTTACTTGCGTTGAACCTATCCCTACTATCTTGAAGGCCTGCATTGAACTGGCTTATCGCATTGGCTTCATTTACGTTAAACTGTTCCATAGAGTTACGCTGCGTAGTATTAAACTGTGCAACATCATTAGCGAGACTACTGAAGAACTGATCGTTCTGCTGCTGAGAAGAAGCGTTAAACTGTTTAGAGGCGTTATCCGCTGCAGCGTCAGACAACAACGCATTCGTCATGCCCTGCGCTTTGATGACACGAGCCTGCTGCTCATTGCTTAGGCTAGTCATGTCCATCTGTAGGAAAGCGTTTGCCTGCTGAACCTGCGCCTGCTGACGGTTGCTCAGGTTGGCTATGTCAATGTTTGACATTGCAGCAGCGTCAGACAGAACCTTTGCATTGCTCGCGTCGAGGTTTGCTAGATCAACAGTCTGTGCAAGACGGGCATTCTCTAGGGCAATGTTCTGATCTGCAGTGAAGTTCAAGTTAGCGATGTCGCTGATCTTAGCTGCATTCGCTACACGAGTTTGAAACTCTTGGTTGAACTCCAGATTGAGAAACGAAGCCCTCTGCTCTGCAGCAAACAAAGCAGCCTGCTGCCTGTTAGACAGGTTCTGCAATTCGAAACGCTGGAAGCTAGCTGCGTCTGCCTGAGCAATAGGTAGCGCACTCTCCATAGCAGCCTGTACAACTGCTTGTCCTGCCATAGAAGAAGCAGACAGACCGCGTTGCGCAAGCGCCGCTGTAGCTGCTCGCATAGCACCTGCAGCCCACGATGGTGGATCTTTACCCTCTTCGAACTGCCCCAGCAAATCAGTAAGCTGACCTTCAACAGTAGCCTCTGATGATGGCGTACCCGTAGCCGCTGAGAAGTTTACCTCTTGACGTACCCGGCCCATATCTACCGCAGAGCCAGAGATTAGTTCACCTTCTTCGAGAGCACGGTCATCAGGTTTAACAATCTGTACGGCTTCATTAATCTGAGCCGCACTAAGGCCTAGCTGTGCCAGCTCTTCCGGGGGCATAGTAGCCGCCTGAGCAAGTGCTTCTGCACTAGGTCGTCCAGTGGCCGCTTCAAGTCGGTCAAGCACACCCTGCACTTCAGGTGTAGCAAGCGTAACATCATACGATGCAGCCTCTGTCGCTATAGGACTAGCTACATCAGGGGCGGTTACTGCCTGTTGTGCAGTTACTGTTGGGGTGGCTCCAACTTGCCCTACGCCCTCACGCAATACGCCTGAAGCACGTTGTGCATCTGTGGTAAGCTGTGTAGCTTGATCAGGACGGAAGCTTGCAGGGTCATCTATTGCACGTCTCTGTAGCTCTTCTGTCTCGGCTCGCACTTCAGCAGGGCGTGGCGTCTCAATAGCGGAGAGAGCATCTTCAGCAACCTCTGATCTTTGTAAGGATCGCTCTTCTGCTGCTACACGATTTGGTAGTACGAAATCTCTCTGACGCTCTAGCTGCTCCTCAAGCGTCCTCCGCTGATCGCGACTCAGGAATTGTGGGCTGTCTTCATCGCTTGCCGCAGGATTGTTTAGCTGGCTTTCGATTCGAGCTATGTTACCCTCTGCCTCAAGACGCCGCTCTCTGGCCCTTATGTTTCTGTCCTCGCGCCTTTCGAGCACGTTTTGCCGCTGTTGGAGGTTTCCCGTGATAGGAGACGGCGGAGGAGGGGTCTGTGGTTGTGGCTGTCGGGCTGAAACAATTTCAGGGGGTGGCCCTTCTGGCTGTTGATCTGCCACAGGTTTAGGAGGCGGCACATAAGCACCTACCTGCGCAAACATCGCACCATCCAACATAGCTTGCGCTCTCTTTTGGAATAACGCTAACTTCGCAGAATGCTTAGGGCTAGCCGCCAACACAGCTGCTGCCTCATCCCCCTGCATACCCGCAACTTCAGGGAACATCTTACCTAGTTGTTCAGGGGTAAACCCAGCAAACTTTTTAGCCATTCTTCAGATCCTCAATCTCTGCTTTCAATTCTTTGATAGCCTCGATGAGAAGTCCATGAAGTTGATCATACTGTACTGTCTTGTACATCTGACCTTCTTCACCGTGGTAAGGCGTGGCCGACTCTGTAACCGCGCTAGGCAGAACAGCCTCAAGCTCCTGCGCGATCACGCCTGCAGACTTCTTGTCATCTTTTTCGTATGTAAATGTGTAGCCGTTAATGCTGCACACTTTGTCGAGAGCACCGTCAATCTTTACAATGTCTTTCTTCAGTCGAGCATCTGAAACCGTAGTCGAGTACGCGGTGATGTTACCGTCTACGTGGAGGTCGCCGTCATCCTCAAGGCGCATCTCCTCCGCACCTGCAGTGTACCACTTGATACCAACTGCCGGGTCGTACTCAGTGAAGTCATGCGTATTGCCTGACTTGATGTTCTGATCCGTAGCATTACGGCGACGATCATTAGCAAGGCGAAACTCCGTACCACTAAGAACCATGCCGTAATCAGAGCTGGCTGTGTACGTAGTGTCCGTATCCGTTACAGTCTCCGTTGCAGTGCCAATGGCTGTAACATGACCGTAATCGTCAAGCGTAATGTCTTGGATGTAAGTACGACCCGATCCGTTCACAGAAGCCTGACTAGATGTATCAGCATGAGTGAAAGTCAGATCATAAGGATCTCCATCAGTGCCATTGTCAGTATCCGTCCAGTTGATGTCAATGCCACCACCTTCGACAAACTTAACTTCCTTGCTATTAGAGATTGTAACTTCAGTACCATCACCGTCTTCTAGAACAAAAGACATGCTGGAGGCAGACCCGGTAGTCACGCCTGTAATGTGTCCGTTAGCGTCTACTGTAATGGTGTCGATTTTAGTGCCATCATCTGTGCTACCGTAAACACCATCCAAGTCTGACGTATTACCGTGTGTCACAGTAGCCGTAGAGCCTTCTCCCGGCGAATGACTAACACTAATACCAGTACCCGCAGTGACGTTAGACACGTAGTTACCTGTGGTATCCGTACCTAGCGCAACACTGTTGGCGGCAATCGTAGTGCTCAGCGCGACGTTGCCTGACCCATCAAAGCTAACTGCGGCTGCAGTGACGTCACCTGTAAGCGAGAAGTTCCTAGCAGTAGCCAGCGCCGTAGCAGAAGCAGCATTGCCTGAAGTGTCTGACGTAAGAGTAGCAGCCAGTCTAGCATTAGCAACCGTACCGCTAGCAATGTTTGAGCCGTTGATGGCTGTGATAGATCCGCCGGGGCCGCTAAAGCCCGTGCTTGCAGTGATCGTAGTACCATTAACTGTAGTACCAGTAATTGCAGCAGGGGTAGCACCACCTATGACTGCGCCGTCTACCGTACCACCGTTGATGTCAGCAGTATCAGCAACAAGGCTGTCAATGTTTGCTGTACCGTCGATATACAAGTTACGCCACTCAGAGGCAGAAGCACCCAAGTCATACGTATTGTCAGCTGAAGGCAGAACGTGTGAGGCTACATCCGCTGTAATCGCAACCGTATCAGAAGCCGCGTTGCCTAGAGTAACATTCCCGTTGAACGTAGCAGCACCACCAACCGTAAGAGTAGTACCGACTGACACTGCAGCGGATGCCGTAACAGCCCCCGTAAACGTAGACGTCTCGTCAACGGTAAGTACATCTGTCTTGAGCGTACCGTCAAAGAACCCGTCTTTCATTTCAACGCTGCTAGTCCCCAGATCCAGAGCGTTGTCTGATGCTGGCTGAATAGCCGTAGACGTAACGGTCATCTCACCCGCAGGGCCTACTGCTGTGATACGTGCACCCTCTCCTGTCGTACCATCATGGTTATGACCTGTGGTACTATTAAAGGCAGACTCAACGGCGTCGAACTCGGAATCCAAGTCGTCCGCATCAATGATCTTGCCGTTAGCGATATTATCCGCTGTATCTTGCCTAGTGTAACCGGCCATCTTATTTCCTTACTGTCTGTCTTCTGTTGCGAACTCTAGTAGAACAGTGTCCAACGTGAATGTAGGGTTCGTAGAAGTGTCTTCGATACGAAGAGCTATTGTCTTACCTGAACCAATGATGTTTTCAGTATAAACCTTGTCGAGATTGCCGCCGAATGTAGCAGTGTTAAACACGGCTGATGTACTGCCATATGTAAATACTGCAGCGCCTGTAGCGGCAACGCTGTCTGAATCTGGCTGTACTACACCGTCTGCAGGCCCTTTATCGAAATCATACTTTACATTGTAATCAAGGGATAGAGACCCCGTAGGCTCAATGTAAAAGGTAGCCTTGTAAAAAGATTTTCTCATCTGCGGATCGTTGATAGGCATAAAAGGCGACTCGTAAATCGCGCTAATATTAGAGCCATCGAAAGAACTTCCGCTCTCTAGCTTGTAGATATACCCATCTTCATTACCGAACAACACAATCTCTGCAAGGCTATCCGTGTACGCACTGTCTGCAACATATACTTTAATGCCTTTTGTCTCTGCCCAAGCCAGACCACTGCCGCCCTGCGGTAAGAGCTTCGTTGCCAGAAGACCACCTGCCGCAGACTGCTGTTCAGAGGAGTTGTACGCAAAGATGCGGTACTGAGCCTTCTCTCTAATCACTACACTACTGAAGTCGCTGGCAGACTGCATAAAGTCGTAAGTGTTTTTAGAAATCGGATCTGAAGGGATTTCTAGCCCGAAGTCCCCAATACGATCTGTAGCAGCCAGAGAACGAATGCCATCTACGGAAGCGAAAAACAAATCCCCGCCTACTTCTTGGATAGTCAGACCCGCAACACAACCGATGTTCTCCGAGATAGGTGACACAACGTAGTCTGCTGCGGAGTTACCACTAAGGCGTTTAATCTTGTTGCGACCGAAGATGATTAGCTGATCACGGAATACTTTCAGTCCGACAATCTCATCCCCGATGTTAAGAGTACCACTACCATTAGCAACACTAAAGTCGTTGTACGTAGTAGGCGCTGTGAATATAAGGTTAGTGCCTTTGGCGTAGAACATGGCAGACTTGAAGCGAGCTACAGAAGAAGCAGCCAGTACGTCCGTCGTATCAGAAGACGTCATGTAGGTGACAGTGTTTGCCGTATCGTCAAAGACAGCAGGGTAGTTAACGCCATCTACGAGAACGATGATATTAGAAGAACTAAAGTCAAAATTCTCAAAGGTAACCTTGCCGCCTGCAGCCGTTGCGGATGTAGCTTTCAGTGTCCACCCAGACCCCGTACTCAGGTACACCTTAGACGCAGCGCCATCCTTGCGCACTGCAAGTGTGTCAGAAGAGTTAACTACCTTCACGCCCAAAATAGGACCACTACCCGGTACAGCAGAACTGTCATGCTTTGTGTAGCCCAAGATCTTAGTGTAGCCACCCTCTTTGGACGGCTCAAAGTTCTGTAGGAGCGTGGCAGAACCAACGGCATTAGTACCCTGTTGCAGAGGACTCTGATTAGAAATCAGCCCACCTCTGAACTCAATGGGGAATGTCTGCCATTGTGTTGCCATTATTCAAAGCCCTTAAAGGAATGGTGTACGCGAGTATCGCGGATGTACTCAGTCCTGTTGATGTGCAAGCTGCGCAAGTTCTTGATACCCATCTGAAACTTTTCCATAGCTACAGAAGATGCTTGGAAGTCGCTTCTAAACTGATAGGCATAATACATAGCCCCATCTACAATAACGTATCTGTACTGTTCAGGTAGGTTTGGTACATCACTATGCAGATTCAGATCGAAACCCATAGTGTAATACTCATATACTACTTCGTATGCTTTGTCTGGAGCAGGCGCAAATAGAAGCTCTTTGCTAGGCGCACGGATAACAAACTTTGGAACCCCTCGTACTCCTGCATTAGAGTTGTATTCAATATCGGCATACTTGTCAAGGTATTCTTCGTAGTTAAGTACTTTTAGTCTGACAGTATCTGTGCCGAGAGTATCGTCCCGCTTGATGCGGAAGCTGTTCATGTTCACCGTCTTAGCGTCATACGGGTAGCTATACCTGACTGTACCTGCTGACAGGATCTCTGTATTCTCAACGTGATTGAAAGGCCACTCAAACTCTTCCTGATTGATGTGGCGCAGAGAAGCATTAACAGCATCCTTTGCGAAAGCGTAGAACCCTTTTGCCGAACTGAAGTTAGACGAAGTAAGTTCCACCTCGTTGAGACGGCGGTTTACGTCGTTGACTAGCCCAAGAAAGTCATAAGCCATTTACTTCTCCCTCACACGCAGGAATACAGCCCGCTCATACTGCAAGCCCTGCGCAGTGACGATACGACACGTAACAGTATAGCGGACGTTGTTTGTTCCATCTGCAAACCGAGCAGTAGATACCGTAGTCGTGTTTGAACCTTGAATGAAACGCAGGCCGAACACAGTCTCGTTGTCTGAAAGTTCTTCCTTAACGTCATCCCCATCGTTGATAAACCACGTCACACTAGAGATGGTGTCCGTGCCGAGAAAGCGAGACCAGTCGATGCTAAAGTCTACGATCTCGTCTTTATCTTTGTCAGGCCACTTGTATGCCATATTCTTTCCTTTATGCGGCTATATAAACCGTGTCGTTCATAGGCTGTGCTGCAATATAGATCGTGTTGTTTACAGCAGGTATAACGATGGTGTACCTATTATCTTGAGCTACTGTACGTAGGACTACATTAGATGGCGGTATATAGATCGTGTAGTCATCTTCTTGAGGCAGCAGGTATATAAGACGTGTACGATCAAAGTTATCCGGGTGTATAGTAAGTCGTAGGTCCGCATCAGATACGTCAAGAGCAAAACTTCCTAAGCCTGCAAACTCAGCCTGTATAAACGATACGGCCTGACCTGCTAGCGTAAACGAACCCTGACCACCTGCTATGTTAAACTGCGCTTTAGGTGCAGCATCCTGTCCTGTAAGTGCGAAACTCGCTTGTTCCGCTAGCAAGCTGATATCGAGACCTATTAAAGCCTCTCTTCCTGAAAGAGCGAAGCTGCCCTGTGCTGCGCCTATAAGTACAGACTTATCTAGATCTGCTGCCTGTCCGGTTAGCGCAAAGCTACCGTTATTAGCGGCATAGTTGTAGTCACGTATTTCGCCTGCGTCTTGTCCTGTAAGCGAGAAGTTCGCAACTGCAGGACTGTAAAAGAACGAGGCCGTGACAGCGGCCTCTTGCCCTGTGAGGTTG